ACGTTCTGCTACTGTAGGCATTAAGGCCGTCTCCAATGTTATAAGTCAAGTGCTCGCTCCGAGCCATGTGCCTAGTCTATGATTGAATGCCTAATGGGTGCCTTTGAACTAGTATTTATGCTGACTATGTAAAAACACACTTTGCCTAAATCATTGTTACCCAAGTATTTATCATGTCACCTTGAGTTTGGAAGGCAGCTGGGTCTATGTCTTCACTGTTTTCTAAGTCAACAACCACAGGCACATGGTTGAGGTCATGTGCTAGCAGATAAACTGGATCACCGTCTTGTAGAAAAACCTGATCACGTTCGCAGTCAAACTCCCAGATCCAATACGTGGCCTTGCCTGATGCCGGCTCAGGCAGTCTTCCTGTGTGCTTTTTTGGGTCACGCAACCATTCCACATTGGATCGCATGCCTATGGCCTGTAGCAGGCTGTTGAAGTTGGCCTGTTGACCCAACAGAGTCTTGTCGGTGTCGTTCCTATCAGGTTGGCTGCGGGTTATATCTACGAGAGTAACAATTCGGTATCGTGCCATAATGTATGTATTTAACTCATAGAAATTCAGCCAACAAAAAAGGACCTTGCGGTCCTTTAATGCTTCCCATCCCTGAGAATTAACTAATTACAGTGCTGGTGTAAAGACTGCTTCAACAGTAACAGTGCAACCACCAATACCGGCTGCTGCGTCTGTTGTGTCAAATGTACCAGTGCCTTGAACACGCATGTATAATACGTCTGTTGTTCCGCTAGCAAAAGCTGAACCGTCTGCTGTACCAATTGCTGCTACAGTGAATGCATCACCTGTGTTAGCTGGTAGGGCACCTGCTGAACCGCCTGCTAGTGTGATTGCGTTACGAATTGCTGTAACGTTTGCGTCTGTCATGTTTGTCAATGCAATTTTCACGATCAGCTCACGACCTACGTCAGCTTGGTTGATTACATGCTTTAGTGCGTTCGCACCAAATGTTGCGATTGTTGTACCAGTATTAGATACTGTTTCGACTCTTGATAATACGTCTGCCATGATAAATTCTCCTTGATCAATGACCTCGCTCAGAGGCCGGCAATATTAGGAATCACCTGATCCCTATGCAAGTATTTATATTGGATTGAAAAAATCAGTGATTTTGGCAGCTATTCTGAACGGAATGGCGTCCAGCGATCGCGTGGCACTAACTTGCTTCCGCCTGCTACATAGCCTTCACCGCCGGGCTTGCCACCTGTGTGTGCAGATATGTCACCTTTGGCAGCATCTAGTTCTGCAATGACTTCATTTTTAGCTGCCATGATTTCTCGCACTAACTCAAACAAGGTGTCAATGACGCCCGGATGAGCTTGAACATGTGCTGCGATCTTTTGTGCTTTGGCTGGAGTCTTTTGTAGAAACTGCATGAAAGCTTCTGAGCTGAGATTATCCAACTGCTTGGCCTTGCTCTGGGTGTTTACAAATGTATACAGCTCGCTTTGTAGATATCCCATGCCTGCCACAGGCGCTAGGAATTTATTAATAGCCTGTTGATTTTTAGCCAGGGATTCTATGCGCCCTAGATTGTCTGCGTTCACAGCAGGTCGATAACTCATATATGTGAGGCCAAACACCACAAGATCAGGATTCCCATTCAGCATGTCTACACTGTCTAGATCCTCACCTGTTTTGTCACCCCAGTAGCTGAACTGTTTGTGTGCAGCCACCGCGATCTTGCTCTTGCCTAGCTTTACTCCTATGTCGCTGACTGCCTTGACTTCATAGGTGGTCTGATTAGGAGTGAATGTTATCTTGCCATTGCCACTTTCGTAGGGCTTGCCAGGATGAAACAGCATGTCACCGTAGACGTAGCCACGGAAGTCTTTGGGAGTGCCTGCTTCGAACACAGGCCAAAGTGATGCCATGTCTGAGGCAAACTTTTCACGCCAATCTTCACCCTTGCCACGGCTCATGATAAATGATTTTAACTCATCTGGAGAACTGCTTTTACCTTCTTCACGACCCCAGTTGTTCTTGCCCACCATGCGGAATGTGCCATCATCGTCACGTCCCCAGTATATGGTAGGATTGCCGTCCCACTTGATAGATATCTTGCTTTCTGGTTTGGCTAGATCTTTGAGTATCTGTATAGCACGTTGAGCACCATTGGTTTCTGTGAACACAAGGTCTTCAAGGTGGTTGAACTCTCTGCCAACTTTCTTAGCAGGCGGTGCTTGATCTTCTAATAATAGTTCCCAGAATCTCATTTTACTATTTCTATGAGCTGGCGCATCCAACCTATACTTCCTGGTTGGTAGCTTTCTATTTGATTGGCCTTAGGCAACTCTATGCCCTGCTTGCCCAGTGTTTCTCTAGCGCCTGCAACTAATTCTTCATAGTTGGGCAGTTTTTTAATATAGTTAAGGATGGCATCCACTGAACGGATGTCTTTGATGGTAGCAGTCTGTCCCAGCAATTCTTTGGCAATTTGATTCCAATCGTTGCCGTTGGGCAGCAGTTCATCTGTTTGTGGATTTAATATCCCGTGCTTGGGACTATACTTCATGTTCTTGGCTCTGGCTATAGAACTCAATAGAATGTGGCGATGTTCGCCACGATACTCACCGCCACCGCTGATCATTGATCCTTGTTGGAACTTGGGGTTAGCGGAGAACATAAAGTCAGCTTGCACAAACCCATTGGCTGGATCACCTTTGATAGGCACCTTCCAATGCACATTGTCACCGCTTAATTTGATGTTCTCTTTGCCAAACTGTGATATTAACTTGTCGGCGAAAGATCTTTTGTCTACTTCATTGGCATCCACGCTGAGGTCTAGATCGCCCGAACTGTTGCGTTCAAAAGTGCCATCTGGATCTTCTTTGCGTCCAGTGGTGCCTAACCATTTTACTGGCTTTTTATCGTCTAGATCTTTTTCTTTGGTAAAGTCTAGCCCTGTGATCTGTTCGATGTAGTCCACTGTGCTTTCTACATCTGCAGTGGCAATGCGCTGTGTCAGAGGTTGCTTGTCTGCACCTTTGAATACATTTCCACCTTCAAATAATTTACTCTGATTCATTTAACTGTCTCTTGGTTCTTTTGGATTCGGCGATCTTACGTATGCCGCGGGTGAATTTGGCGGGATCCTGTCCACGTATGGCGTTTAACAATCTACGCTCTAGCTCATCTGCTTGTTCTGCTGTGTAGTGTTTTTTCAACGTTTCTAGCAGATTAATAGCTGAATTGATGATGTTAGTGGCACGGCTTTCAAACAGTTCGTCCTTGTTACGGATTTCTGCTAATTCATTTAATTCCTGCAGGATTGATCTTGTTTTTAGTTTCATATGCCTTTCCCAGTCAAGTATTTACCCTCTGTGTATCATTTGATATTATACACTGTTTGTTCTATTTAATCAAGTTGTAACACTACTCATGGTAAATACTGAGTAGGAACACTGAGTTCTACACACACTTACAGAGGAAAAGTATGAAGACTATATCAAACAAGATGTTAGCCATCTTGGAACGTTTATCCGAAATGTTTCCAGGATCTAGCTATCAAACACGCTTAGATGCATATCTAAGCACCAAAGGCATTACCGATGCCGCACAGTTGGAAATCTATCTCCGACAATTCAACTCCCAAAAGGAAAGTTATCTATGAAAACAATTTTAAACTCAATCTGGTCATTTTTAGAAGCATTTGGACAAGCACGATATGCTGCAAGTCTTGCACGTCAGGGGCGCACTGAAGAAGCCAAAGCCGTATACGGAGCTTGATAAATATTGGCATGAACTTGGTGTATATACACGGTGCCAATGCCACCAGCGAAAGTTTCAATTATATCAAGAGTAAACTGGGTACGGGGCTAGACATCAATTACGATAGTCGCAATGGGTTTGAAAATAACCTAAAAGACATGCAGTCAACATTGCAGAACTATCAGAACCTAGTGTTTGTTGCACATAGTTTAGGCGGTATATACGCATTACATCTAGCTAATGCTATGCCCGATAGTGTTAAGGGTGCTGTTACATTGAGCACTCCGTATGGTGGTGCAGAAGTAGCGGATTATGCTCAATACTTTTTGCCATTTAGCAGACTAATGCGTGATATTGGTCCTAGCAGTTGGGTAATGAAGCAGGCTAGTAAGATTAAGATACAGCATCCTTGGACTAATATAGTAACCGTTAAAGGACAAAGTCCGTTTATGCATGAGCCCAATGACGGGGTAGTTACTATTGCCAGTCAAAAGCATCATGCAGATATGGAGTTAGTAGAAGTAGATTATAACCACTATGAGGTTGTGCTCAGTGACGTAGTGGTTAAACTTATTAAAGAACGAACAAACAAGTTCAAAAAATAAGTTGCTTTTCTATCACAGAGCATATATAATAAGTTAACAGCGAAAAGGAAGTAGTTGTTAATACACAGACATTACACACAGGAGATTATTATGTCAAACGCATTTGAAACACCAAAACTACCAGAAGTTAAATTCAACAAGAACGGATATGAAATCCGCACAGACATCTTGGGTATGGCAAAAAGTCTAGTAAGCGAGGACTTCCATGTCAAATTTCAAGGATGGGAAATGACTGCTACTCGTGATGAGAAGACTGGTCAAATCGTTAGTAAAGTTGATATGCCAGAATATCCAGGTTTAGATAAAGTACTAGAAACCGCCGAAAAGATGTATTCATTTGTTAACAGCGGCGTGAAGAAATAATATTACGCTCATAGAGCATTACATAGCGGTAAAAGAAAAGCAGCCTCCGGGCTGCTTTTTCTTTATGCGTTTCTAAGTTTTGCTAAGCCTGCATAGCTAAACAATTTAAACCACATCCATCCAATATCGAATTCAAACCAACGACGGCTCAGTTTGGGATTAGCAGGATCCAAGTGATGATTGTTGTGCAGTTCTTCCCCGCCAATTAATATGCCCCAAGGCATTACGTTATGACTGTGGTCTTTGGTTTCACCATTGCGATATCCCCACCAGTGGCCTACACCATTGATAAAGCCAGCGGCCCAGAATGGAATCCATATCATCTGAACACCCCACACTACAAATCCCCATGGCCCAAATAACAAAAGATCTATGATCAACATTAAGAGAATGCCAAGGCGATGGTGGGGTGTATATAGTTTGCGTTCGATCCAGTCTTTGGGAGTGCCGGCTCCGTATTTTATAACCATATGGGCATCACTACCTGCGCGGTTATAAAACTTAACTCCGCCAAAGACCAGTTGCCAAATACCAAATACGTGTGGGCTATGTGGATCGCCTTCTACATCAGTATTCTGATGATGCTTACGGTGAATAGCTACCCATTGCTTGGTAGTCATACCTGTGGTAAGCCATAGCCAAAAGCGCATAAAGTGGCTCAATGCTGGGTGGAATTCAATGCCTCTATGTGCTTGGTTTCTATGTAGGTATAGGGTAACGCATACTATTGTAATATGCGTCATTATTAGTGTTGCGATTATCATGTCCATAATTTACTTATCCCGTTGACAATCATACAAAACTGTGTTATAATGCAGTATGAAAAATAAACTTATACTCACAGACGCCGACGGTGTTCTATTAGATTGGGAATGGGCATTCTCAGTTTGGATGCAAGAACGCGGTTACACATTGACAGCAGATAACAAGAAAAGCTATTATCTGCATCATCACTACAACGAGCTAGAAGAAAAGGACTCTAAGAAAGTTGTAAAGACTTTTAATGAGTCAGCTGCTATTGGATTTCTTCCAGCATTGCGTGATTCAGCTCATTATGTTAAAAGGCTGCACGAAGAACACGGCTATGAATTCCGTGTTATCACAAGCCTAAGTCTAGATAAAAATGCACAGAAACTGCGTGAAATGAATCTGCGTAAGTTGTTTGGCAATGCTATTGAAAGTGTTATTTGTTTAGATACAGGTGCAGACAAAGACGATGCGTTGGCTCTGTATAAAGATAGCGGCATGTGGTGGATTGAAGACAAGCCTGCCAATGCCGATGTTGGCTATAACTTAGGATTACAATCTATTCTTATCGAACACGGACACAACATGCATCACAAATGTTCTTATCCAGTTGTAAAGAATTGGAAAGAAATCTACGAAATTATTGTAGGTAAATAACTTCGGGGAGTAACTAACCAACAGGTGTTGGTTTTATAGGTCGTCAACACGGTATACATATACCCGGTCTATAGACAAAGAGGTGAGACCATAACTTTTAAGGAAGATATGGAACTATTCACGCTCCAAGCCCTTTGGGCATTTCTCGCTATCATTTTGATAGACATCGTATTAGCTGGTGATAACGCTCTTGTTATCGGAATGGCAGCTAATAAATTACCAGACCACTTACGCAAGAAGGCAATCTTTTGGGGTACCTTCGGTGCCATTGCCATTAGGTTTGTTTCAGTTGCGGCATTGACTTACCTGCTGATGATCCCTGGGCTACGAACCATTGGAGCAGCAGCCTTGATATGGATTGGTTGGAAGTTGGTGTTTGATCATGGTGAACACAATGTCGATGCCAAGGATACCTTCTGGGGTGCTATCGGTACTATTGTAGTTGCTGATGCTGTCATGGGCATAGACAACGCACTAGGTATTGCTGCCGCTGCTAACGGAAACTTTGTATTAGTGATTGCTGGCTTGTTAATCAGTGTGCCAATTATATTGTTTGGTGCCACCATGGTCAGCAAGATTCTACAGCGTTTTCCAGATGCAGTGTTCTTAGGGTCGTTTGTGTTGTTTGCTGTGGCTATGTTAATGCTAATGAAAGAACCATTAATGGCCACTTGGTGGGCTGGACTTGTTCCTTGGGCTGCTACTATTGTGCCTTGGGCATTTGCTCTAGTCGTTACTGCTGTTCAATACAATCAAGCAAGATTACATCTACACAAGAAGTTTTTGTTTAAAACGAATTAACAAAGTCTAAAAGCAGTTTATAATGGATACCTTGATGCCAATGCGGCTCAAGGTATTTTTTATTATACCAATACTTATTGCTTTCTGGATGACATCCAATTAGACCTATACGATTTTGTATGATGGCCATAGGATCCATGTTAGGATAGGTTGCTATAGTTTTAAAATTATTGCCTTCAAAGGCGCAACCATCATAGAAATACATTTTATGCGGTTCATCGTTCCATAACACGGGCATGGCTTTTGGATGTGGACGATGGGTATCTGTGTTTGGGCGTTTGATATATTGATTCACTTTAACATTGTGTAATATATCAAAATAGTCTGAGCTTGCCCAATATGCACCCATGCATATGCCTA